TGTAAACAATGATCAAAAGTAAAAGTTTGAAGCCGTTTCGAGACCCACCCCGTTCAAGTTTTGTAAATCCGCATTGAATGGGAGCGGTGGGATTGTAGGGGGTTATCTCACTAAGACACATACCATAAATACCTTTTCAGTATCTCACAAACACACATACCTTATTATTTTTAGTGTTTTTGGGCATTTTGGCGCATCAATTTTTTGTTCTCAGAAAAAAGCGTGAAGATGCGGTGTGGTAAAGGGTTTGGAGTGGTTTTATAGCACACGAAAAGTTTAGGCTATATATATAATACCGATACTTTTGTTGATAAAAAAAGTGGTTGTAAAGTAGGTTGGTATTGTGTTTTGGCGTATTTTTGTTGCATCAAATAATTGTTTTAGGGTAAAAAGTATGGCAAAGCGAAGATATTTAGAGGATGAGTTGGGGGGGTATTCTGTTGGTGTTACACATATAGTTCATAGTAGGTTTAGTAATGTAGGGGGTTCTGATGTTGAGCGGGAGGTTGATGGGTTTGCTAGGGTTTATCATTGTGAGTACAATATGAATAGGGTATTATGTTTGAGCGGCGGTGCTAGTAAGTTATTGTGGTTTTCGTTGATGAATGTATGTTTTGGTGATAATTATGTTGTTATTAATGTTGGTAGGTTTATGAAGAAGGCTGGGGTTAGCAGTATGACTTCGTATAGGAGTTATGTGAAGGAGTTGATAGATGCTAATATCTTTGGTAGGACGAAAATTGTAGATGTGTTTTATTTTGACCATAATTTATTTTTCAAGGGTAGTAGGGTGCATAATTTAGATAATGCTTTAGTAATTCCAAACAATTAAGGTATGACACAGAAGTACATTTTCATAGTAGATAAGGGCATCAAAGAGATTTGGTATGATGGGGAGTTAGTAAAGCGATGGAAGGGTAATCCTTTAGCGAGTGATATAGCTTTGTTTATTTATGAGCAAGGATGGCATACGAATATTAATGTGATTGATGAAGTGTGGAGGGAGTATTTGACAAAGGAGATAGGTAGATTAATTGATTTAAAAATAAAAATTTATGTTTAGCACATTACCATCGTATCTAATCGGAGTTTTATTTGGCTACCTTATAGCGCAAGTTTTAAGAAAAATAAATTAAAGCATTAGCTTTGTAAAAATATTATTCATTTTAAAAACAACAATTTTATGTACAAAAAGTTATTATTAGAAACAATTAAGCAAACAAATGAATCTCCGTTGGATTATATGAACCCTAAGTACACTAATTATTCATTAAAAGAAATTGAAGATAGTGATGGTAATTTTGCTTTGCACATAATTTATGACAATGGGTGCGGAAGTAAATTTAGTGGGGGGGAGTATTTATTTAATGGCATTACGGAAGAACAAAAAGAATTAGCTTATAAAAGCGCAATTAAGCATTTTATTGAACTTGGTATGCGTAATGAAGAAGAACGTTTATCTTTTTTGATTATTGGCAGAAGGGATTTTACCAAAACTAATTCTTAGTTTCCCCTATCTATTGTTTTAATGGAATAGTTTATTATCTTTGTGATTGAAAAGCACTCTGACTGCTTATTAACTTATTGCCCGATTGAATTTTTTAGAGGTCAGAGCCTAAAATTTTTGAGAGGGCTTTTTTAGTTTTATTATGACGCACATTAGAACGGTAACGATATTAATTAAAGACAAAAAGTAGGATGTGAAATGCCACAAGAAGCGATTTGAAACAAAGGCATTAGCAAAGAAGTGGAAGAAAGGCTACAATAAAACACATTCGGATGTAGTTCTAACAGAGGCTTACTATTGTCCTAATTGTGTAGGATATCACTTGACGAGTATGGATATTGAAGCATCAAGGAGATTAACAAGATTTAATAATAAAACAAACAAATTATGAACGAAGAAAAGTATTATACGCCCGATATTTCAGACCTTAGAGTTGGGTATGAGTGCGAAACAAAGGATTGCTCTGATAGCCGATACGACAATTGGGCTAAGACCATTTTAACCCCTAGCTTTTTGGATGAAACATACAAAATTGAAGGATGGATTGAACAAAGCTACATCCGCACAGCTTACTTAACAAAGGAACAAATAGAGGCAGAAGGATGGGAGTATAGCTTTCAAGAAGGGTTGTTGGAAATACACAATTACATTTTTAAAGAAAATACAAGTGCGCCGCCAATATTATTAAGGCACTACCCTCAAATGAAGGCATTGCGAATAATACAAGAAGAGCAGCAGTTATTTAAAGGGCAATGCCCTAGCATAAACGAATTGCGATACATTTCTAAACTATTAAACATTAAATAATGAAAAAAGAATTAGTAAAAGTAGGAATAAAGGTTAAAGTTAGTGATAGTGTATTTGCTCGTATGGGAGCGAATATGGCTATTAATGTTTTTATTGTTGGTGAATGTCATAATGAATATTTTTTCGGCTTAAAGGCTTATGGTAACGACAATAACTTTATGGCGCATTGTGCCGACTTTGAGCCATACGAAGAACCAAACGCTGATAACGGCACTTATTCAACTAGCGACCCTTTAGAAATAGCTTGGCTAAAAAGAATGTGCGCTGAAAATAAAGAAGAAAGAGAAGAAGCCGAAAGTAATTTACGAGAGATTTTAAATTTACCCAAAGAAGAATCCACCCCCTACCAAGTAAAAGGCTTAGAGGGTAATGTAATAGAAGAAAAGGTTGTGGAGGATAAGCCCGAATTAATCAAACCTACAATTCAAAAACTAGACGATGGTGGGTATATGATTGATTTGGATAAGCTAGATAAGGGTACTTATACTCCTAATGAATTGCTTGAGATTATTTACGAAGCATTGCAAGTTTCTGAAAACCTACCCATTACGCAAGAGTTCATAGAGAGTTTTGGCTTTGTTGGGAGAAAAAGAGCAACATCTGGTGTTCATTATAAAAAGGGAGAAACCCTTTCGCTTCATCATTCGGGCGACAACGATTATACTTTGTTCTTTTTTGAAAATGGCTTTCAAGACATAGTATTTGACAGATATAAATGCACCACCCAATCAGAACTAAGACTTTTACTCACCAAAGGCAGAATTGACTGCTCTAAATAATTAATTATGGTTTATTGGCATTACGAAAAAGGAACGTTTTGGGTTAGGGTATTTGGTTACGGAATCCATATAAAAGACATAACAAAACATAGACTGATTTTCTCTGAAAGAAGTGGATATACAAAAAGAATACAGATAGGTAAATACAGCATTAAACTTTTAAAATAATTATGACCGAAATATTAGCTTGCATAGACAGAATGACAAATACTATTGATAACTTCTTAAAATCTTAAACAATGAAAGAAAAAATAATTTACATTTTAAGGGACTTTGAAAAAGCAGAAATGCTTAATGAATTATATTTAGCTGAAATAGCCGATGAAATAATCAAAGCTATTAAAAAAGAAAACACAGGAACAGACTTTGAACACAACGATTACTAAAACTTTAATTATGCAAAAAACAATAGAATTAAGATTTGATGTTGGCGATAAAGCATCAATTTGGGAAACAAAATACATAGACCCTAAAAATGTTTTTGAAAAATACCCAAATGCCCCACAACCTATAACAACACAAGTAGAGGTGGATGTTGAAGTTGAAAAGGTAACAATAGACATAACCCAAAAAGGCATAGATATTTCCTATATCGTAGTAGATAGCATCGGCAATAAATACAAAAGAAACGACAATACTATTGGTGTTGCAAACGAAAAGGAGATAGTCGCATCAATATCTGAAAGGATAGAATACTTAATTGTGGACTATATATCAAAGCGCAGGACAGATGAATTAAAAATAAAAATGAATGAAAATGATTACAAAGACGCTTTGGTGTTTTTTAATACTCATTGCAAAAGTGGATTTAAGGAAATAAAAGACCCTAATTCATTTTCTGTAACTTATGGCGGAATAGATATAACAATTGATAAACTTTAATTACCTTTACAAAAAAACAATATGAAAAAGATACTATTATTGGCAGTTGTTTTCATAGCTGCTTGTACAAAAGAACCAAAAAAAGAATTTATTACTACGCCATCATGCTTGACTAATCCAATGGAAGGAAGATGGTATATGTTTAAAGGTGAAATAGCCACTACATTCCCTTGGAACTCCGACATGATTATAGATAGTGTAAGTGCTGATAGTTTTACCGCAACATTCCCTTATTACAACCTAAGAATGGGGGATACTGTAATATTTAGTAGTAAAGCTGGCGTTTGTAATAGTAAAACTTTCGCATACACAGGAAGCGTTACATACGAAAAGATGGAAATCAGAGTAAACTATATTGGCTCTAGTGGAGACACTTTAGTAGATAGTGTATATTATGATGGATTATTCAGACACGCTAAATTTTACAAAAGAATATGGTAGTATTAAACGGCAAACTTTTTATACAATACGAAAATGGCAATAGTGCCATAAAAGAATATCACGACATTGGTGATGGGCAAAAGCTGTACATTGATGGTTCTTTTAGACCCGAATGGCACGCTAAATGTGTAGCTTTTGTAGCCGAAAGTGGCATTGAAGGGATAAACAAAGGCGACAAGGTGTTGGTGGACTACCGAGTAATGTTCCGATATAAACTTGTTGGAGAGACTAGATTTTACGAGAATGAAATATCCTTGCCCGATGGTAGGGATGTTTTTGTTTGTAGCAATGACCTATTAATAGCCGTTTGGCGTGATGGTGAATGGATAGCACAATGGAAGTGGTGTTTACTAAAAGAGCATTTACCACAAGACGAAGTAAAAGAAGGTATTATTATCAGTAGCGTAGCCCAAGAATTAGCCCAAAAGTGGATAGAAGCAGACTTTGTTAGTGGTGATTTAGACGCCAAAAAAGGTGATGTTGTAATGGTAGAGCGTCAATATAGGAATAGTTATGAGATAGCGTGGAAGGAAGAATTAATGGTAATTGAAAACACTTATGTAGTAATTAAGAAATGAGCAAACCAATCCTAGTAGTTTATTATCCGATGCCCGACATATTTGAAGAATATGAGCGATTTGTAGTGAAGATGCAAGAACAACTTTCAGATTATCACGTTATAGGCGTTCCTAAAGTAGGCGGCGAAATAGAGTTAAAAGTTATGAGTGCTGAATATGTTTCAGAATATGACATTTTAGAAGCAAAACAAATTATAACACAAGAAGTAAATAGATTTTATGGCAATTAGTAACGAAAGAAACCCTTATTTTACTGGAGAAAAAGAAGATTGTAAGCTATATAATTTCGTTAATTCGCTATCTAAAATAGACAAAATGTATGCCTATTTTAAAAGCGGGGCGTTTTTTTCATCCAAATATGATGATTTTGTAGATAAAGGAAACTATTCCATTAAGTTTATCCATAAGGAATGGGAAAAGCGTGGATGGGCAAGCCCTTTTTGGATTGTAACTAAAGGGATATACGAGCAATACGGATGGTCTTTTAGCGATGAAAGGTATATCTTATATACAGATATGCTAAAACCAAGCCTATACAAAGAACAAACAGCAAAAGAAATGGAAAGCGAAGTAATGAATAAGGATTACTTTGCTAAAAGTAGTTTGATGGCTGAAAATATTAGGCTATTTGGCAAAGTTGCTGTCCCCAAAAAAGATAGGATGGAAGAGCCTATATTCTATTGCTATTTTGAAAATAGCAAAAGCGTTATCGAAGAATACAAAAAGATTGTAGAAAAATATTCGGGTGAAGGCGGCACGATAGAGTTTAGAGTAAAGGATGAAATGTATAAAGCCGTTATTTCGCATTCAAGAATAGAGCTAGACAAAGAAATAGTGTATAAACCAACAATAAAAATAACTAAACTTTATGGCAATTAAAAGTTGGCAAGAAAAATACAAGCCCTTTTTTAGCGCAATGCTAATAGACCCTCTTTATGAAGGTAGCTACAAAGAAATGTACCCAATCCTTAATGAAATAGAATGCACAATAACAGATTTAAGATACGATGAATACATAAAGGCGTGTAGTTTAATCTATGACCCCAATAGCCCATTAGTAAGAGAATATTCAAACCTAAAAGATAGGAAAGAGTATGTAAATAAGGAGCTATTCAAAAGTAAATTCTATTCAGACGCTAAATTTGAAGTTGAACTACTAAAAAGAGTGTACCGAAAAACTGAATGGACATTACTATGTACAATTGACAATGTTTTTGACGAGTTTACAACAAGGGCAAACGAACCTATTGAGAACGAAGGAGAAGGAGGCCTTGATGCTGATAAAATGCTAAAGGCTGTACAATTAAAAACTAAGTACATAGACGACATGGCTGGCATGATTGATAAAAGAGAAGCATTGTACAAAAAGATATTCTACCAAGATGAAGATTTGATGAATATAGATAGGGAAATAGCGTGGACGCCAGAAATGCAAGCTAAGAACAACAGAAGAAAATAATGTATAACGAATACAAGAACGGCAGTAAGTACACTTTATACCCCGTACCCGATGAAGAACCTATCGAGGTAAATTTACCCCCCGTAGGTTGGATAAAAGACAGGTCGGGCAAAATGAAACAAATAGGCGTTTATAGACGTTCTAAAATCTTTGCCGACTGCAAATGGGAGATTGACCAAAGATGGGCGCAATACCGACAATGGAAATCAGAAGAAGATAAGTTTAAAAAAGCAAACCCCGATTATATACACCCTAAGTTGGTAGAATTTATCAACGATTGTTGGGATTATAGAATTGGGGGGTTTTGGTTTTATAACAATACCGAACCTACATACATTACGGGGCATCATTGGTTCTTCCTAAGTTCAATGAACATTGAAGGGGGTATATTGCCTTCTTATAGGTCTGGAGATAGAGATTTTTACTACTTTTGGGAGTATTGTAAGTGGCATCCAAGCTGTTACGGATTACTTTTTTTAACAATGCGAAGGCAAGGTAAAAGTATAAAAGCTGGGAGTATAGCTATTGACCTTACCACAACTAATGCGAATTTCAATACGGGCATACAATCTAAGACAGATGCCGATGCAAAAGAGTTTTTCCGAAAGGCTATTGTTGCTCCTTATAAAAAACTGCCATACTTCTTTATGGTAGCTAATTCAAATTTGGAATCAAGTGGGAAGCTGCCAAGTTCTGAATTGAGGTTTATTAGTTCAAAGTCGGGCGATTTTGATGATGAATTGGATAGCAAGGTAGATTATAAGCCATCTGTTGAGGTTGCGTATGATGGTAGCAAGTTAGGGTTGTACATTGCGGATGAAGTTGGTAAGCCTCAAAACGTAGATATTAATTCACGCTGGGATGTAGTTCAGTTTTGCTTGCGTGGATTTGACGGGGGATTAGTTGGTAAGACTATACATACAACCACCGTTGAGGATATGGGTGGAGCAGCAGATAAGCTAATGAAAATGTGGGTTGGTAGTGATATTCATAGCATAAGCGAAGATAAGCAGCAAACAAGTACGGGAATGTTTAGGTTTTTCTTGCCAGCGCAATATACTTTAAAGGTAGATGATTATGGTAACGCTTTGGTTGAAGAAAGTTTGAGAACTATTATGTCGGAGCGAAAAGCAAAAGAAGGTAGCGCACAAGCATTAGCTTCTGTTATCCGAAAAATGCCTACAAATATCAAAGAAGCCTTCCAATCGGATAGTACGTCTTGTGCTTTTAACCCAATTATACTTCAAAAAAGAGAAGATGAATTAAAATGGAGTAAAGGGGAAATGCTTTACGAGGTCGGAAACCTATATTGGAAAGACGATAAAGAGTTTGGGGATGTGGGTTTTGTAGCTAACCCTAACGGCAGATTTAAAATTGCTATGCACCCTCACGAGCAAATAAGAAATGGTAGAATTGAACGCTTTGGAATGACAATGCCAGCTAATAACGCCGAGTATTGTGCTGGGATTGACCCTTATGACCACAAAATTAAACTTGATGGGCATAAAAGCGAAGGGAAACTATCAAAAGGTGCTATTGTAGTTCTAAAAAAGACATCTGTAATGTATCCCGATGATTTAGATGAAGGTGTTGCTTGTTTGTACCTACACAGAACTGAAAATCCCGAAGATTTCTATATGGATGCGATTAAATGCCTAATGTATTATGGCTGTGAGGCATTAATCGAGATAAATAGAACGGGATTTAATTTATGGTTAGAGAAAAAAGCCTTAGAAAACTACTCCGCTTTCTTGCCAACCAAAAGCGCAAGGGGGATTACAGCAAGCGACAAATCAAATAGCCAACTTGCAGAGTACACAGACCAATACATTAATAACTATTGCGATAAAGTAAACTTTATAGAACTAATACAAGATTGGTTGAGGTTTGATGTGTCAAATACAACCGTTTTTGATGCTGCAATGGCATTTGGATATGCTAGGATGCTCCGAAAGGTTAGAGAGGAAAGAATAATGAATAAAACAGCGATTACAAATATTAATGATTTGTTTAAATGGTACAGAAAATAACATAAACGTACATTTAGTAAGAAAACATTAATAAATGCAGTTCGACTTCCCAAAAGATTCAGACGACCCAAAGAAAAAAGAAGGCAAAGAGTGGATTCAGGCTTTTTGCGAAGCGGCTTTAGGCAATTACGGCGATATGCCACAAGGGACACTAGGCTTTAGGTCAAGAGATAGGTATGAGAAGAATAAACTTTATTCTTTAGGGAAGCAATCGGTAACAAAATACCAAACTATTTTTAATAATGGTGAAGATGGGGAGAAATCACTTCTAGTTACAGATTGGGCTATTAGACCAGAAATAAAAAAGCTAAGACGTATTGTTACTTCGCTAGTATCTGAAATGCCGTTTAAAATACAAATTAACCCTATTGACGATTTAGCAAAGGGCGAAATGGAAGATGAAATGGCACGTCAAGAAGCGAAATTACTAGCTAGGCAAGCATTATCTGAAATCGGCGATGAAGAATCATTAAATCTCCCAGTATTCAAATCTTATGGCGATGAAGCTAAAGACTTTGGAGAATTACAAGTAAAAGAGTTAGGGTATAGACACGCAACGGCAAAGGATACAGAAATGCTAGTTGAGTTAGTGTTTAATGCTAACCAATACCCATTTATAATAGACCAATTAGTAGAAGATGCTTTTGATACTGGGTTAGCAATAGTTCAAGATTATACTATTGACGATAAAACCGTTGGCATACAAAGAGTAGACCCAAGAGACCTATTGATTAGCTATTGCCGTAACCCCGATTTTAGTGATTGGAAGTATGTAGGGCAGATTAAGCGGATACCAGTAACTAAGTTGTTGGCAATGGGAAGCGGAAAGTTTGACCAAAAAGAAGTAGATAGGATTTATGAATTAGGTCAATACGGAACACAATACGGATTGGGTTTAGTGTATGGCAATTATAATAGCATAAGTGAGTTTTACGCTAAAGGATATGTGTACATAGTGGATATTGAAATCCGCTCTACTGATACAGTTACACTAGAGGAAAGAGAATTAAAGAACGGCGATAAGATTTACGCAAAAGGCAATCCAACCAAAAAAAGTCCTAATAAAATAGGTGAAAAAACAATTGAGAATATCTATTGTGGCAAATGGGTAATTGGAACAGATATTCTGTTTGACTACGGGAAAAAACGCAACATGAAGCGTGATACCCTAAATGAAGCGTGTATAAAGTCATCTTACCATATTACCGCTTGCGACTTCTACGATATGACTACAACAAGTCGTGCCGAAGAATTAACGCCTTATGCTGATGCGATACAAATGGCTGTTTATAAGCTATCAAACGCATTGAATAGGGCTGTGCCAAGTGGGTTTAATATTAACCTTGATGCTTTAGAAGCAGTAGATTTAGGTGCTGGTGGTGCTGATGGGAAAATGACCCCTTCTGATTTGCTTGATTTGTATGTACAACGAGGCGTTTTAGTATCAAGGACAATTTCGCTTGATGGAGGGAAATCTTTACCAAAAGCTATTGAAATGCTCCCAAGTTCTGTTGGTTCAGACGTTGTAGAGTTCAGAAATACCATTATAGAAAATAGACAAGGGATGCGTGAGAGTTTAGGCTTGAACGACCTTACCGATGGTAGCACTCCAAATCCAAGAACACTTACCGAAATAGCAAAAGCAGCGACCGCTGGAACAAATAACGCTTTGGGCGACTTGTTTAAAATGCAACGCAAACTATATCAAAGTCTTACTGAAAGCATTATTATCCGTTCACAAGACATTATTAAATACGGTAACGACAAATATTTGGTAAACGCTTTGGGTGCTGGTAGTATTAAGTTGCTAAGAAACATAAAAGATATAGCCCAATACATATATTCGGTAGCCATTGAAGATAATCCTTCACAAGACGATTTATTGTCTTTCCAAAACCAATTAGCAATAGCCCAAACTAATAAAGAAGTTACTATTGCCGATGTAATGATGTTGGATAATATCGACAATCTAAAGCAAAAGCAAGCATATTTGACTTATGCTGTGGGTAAGAATAAAGAGTTGCAGCAAAAAGAAGCCTTGCAAATGCAAGAAATGAACGGTAAAATTCAGCAAGAATCAGCAATGGTAGCCGAACAAGCAAAGCAGCAAACAATCCAAATGGAGTATAAGCTAAAGCTAGAGTATGAATTAGCGAAAATTGCAGCCGAAAAAGACAAAGAACTTACCGTAGGAACAACAGTAACACTTGAAAAAGCAAGGATTGACGCAACTGGTAGGGTTCAAGCATCACAAGAGCAAGCAGAGGCTAAAGATATTGCAAACAAAAGAGATAATATAGTAAAAGCAGCAATGTCAGAAAAGCCAGTAGACCCAAAAATTGTTGAAAACATTACTCCAGATAAAATAAAATCCACCATTGAACCTAGAACAGCATTTGGCAATGAATTAAAAATACCAGAGTTTAATTTCTTGCCAGATGACGAGGACGCTATGGAACAAGAGCAGCCAATGGAGCTGCCGTTACCAATGCAAGAAGCTATGTAACGTACATTTAGTAGAACAACAACACAATATATGTCAGAACAACAAGAGGAAATCATCCAAAATGATTTACAAGACGACTTACAAGAAGAAGTCTTTACCGAGTATAACCCACAAGATGAATTGGTAGAAATTGAACCAAACAAATTTGTATCTAAAGGTTATGCCGAAGCGAACAACATAAAAATAGGCGATGAAAAGCCAATTGAAGAAACAGCAGAGAAAGTAATTGACGAAAAGCCAATTGAAACAAAAGCAGAAGAAAAACCTATCGAAGAAACAAAGGTTGAAACGATAGTAGAAGAAAAAATAGTTGAGCAAGTAAAAGAAATTGACCCTTATGAAGCATTAGGGTTTACTGAAGAATCAGAAAAGGAATATTTAAAGAAGATAGCAGATGCTATCAAAACAAATACCCTAAACGAGTTGATTCAAAATATGTCTGTCAATTTTGATAGAATGAATGAGTTTCAACTATTAGAGTATGAAATATCAAATAAAATAAAATCAGAATACCCGACCATTTCAGATAAGGCTTTAAATGCAGCAGTAACGAAAGAAACGGAAAAGATATTATCGGAGTACGATGTAAGAAGCGATGACGAGGAGCAAGCAGAGGTTGGCATGGAACTTTTCAAATTGCGAATGGATAAAATCCGAGAGGGATTTAAGCAAAAGCAATCGGAGTATCAGCCACCAAAGTACGAGCCAAAAGTTGCAGCCATTGACCCGAAAATAGTAGAACAGCAAGAACAAGCTGAAAAAGCACGAACAGAGTTTGTAGCAAAGATTGAATCAAGTCAATATATACAAGAAGTCGAGAGGACAAAATCTGTATCATTTGGCGATGTGAAAATTGATGTACCCGAAGGCTTTAACGCTAAAGAGCAAACAATAAATGTAAATGCTTTTTTAAGTCAATTTTTTAATTCCAAAGGGGACTTTGACGAACAGCGTTGGATAAAAACAACAGCATTTGCCGCAGACCCAGACAAAGCAACACAGACCTTTATCAATCATGGCAAGTCCGTAAAAGAAAAGGAAAGTTTTGAAGCGTTAAGAGGAGTTAAGAATAAGGAACTTGATGCCCTACCAAATAGCGATGCGGACAACCCCTACAAAATAGGTCGTATTCGCCACACAGGACAAAATTAATTTTCTAACAAAAACAAAACTCATTTAAAATGCCAACGATAGGACAAATCAGCAAAAGATACGTATCTCCATTAGACCCAATGCTAGACCAAAGGGTAATCAAAGACCGTATGATTGACATTCAAAACGACAAATCTTTTATGTCGTTCTTGACAAACATGGGTGGTAAAAAAATCTTTACCCCTTCACAAGACGCTATTAATAGCGCAGTATTCCACAGCTTCCAAAACGATGCTTTGCGTGAAGTTCTTAGCTTTACGGGCGCAACAATCGTAGGTAGTGGTACAGCATCATTGACCGTTACGGTACTGCCAGCTGCTTCTCAAAACAAATTGAAAGTAGGTGATGTGTTGAAACTTTCAACTGGTGGTGTTGTAGCAGTATTGACCACTCCGTTAGCTACTTCATTTACAGCCGTATCAGTAGATGGCACAAACGTAACGCTTACAGCAACAGACGCAGCATCTATTATAGGTACTTCTTATGAATCGGGTTCTCAAACTGTTGCTACTACACGCTGGGGTACAACTAAAATCTCAAACGTAGTTCAGATAATGCGTAGCGCATTGCAAATTACCGATATTGAGATGCAAAATGGTATCGAAATCGAAGTAGATGGGCAGTTCCGCATTTTGCCTTACGAAGCATTGCGTCTTCGTGACATGCACTATTTGGACTTTAGTGCTACAATGCTTTTGGGTAAATTGGGTACACCTCGCTTTAGTGATGCTTCTCCAACCATTGCTGGAGCAAATGGTAACGCCAAGCAGTTCACTCGTGGTATCGACCAATACATTACTCAATATGGTATTGATGACCAAGTAGCGTCTTTGGGTACTTTAGCCCTTGATGACCTTGCAGACATGATTACTAAACTTATTGCTAACCGTTCTGTTTCAGACTACTTGATTGGTTGTTCAACAGCTATTGGAATTAAATTCTCTAACTTGTTGAAAAACTTACCTTCTAGTGGTGCTGTAAACTCTGCACGTATCAATGTAAATGGTAAAGAAATCGACCTTGATTGCACTAGCTTCGAGTACGGAGGTATGAAATTTAATATTTCTAACTTAGGTATCTTGAACAATGCTCAAATCGTAGGTTCTGGTTCTACTTTGATTACTGAAGCTAAATGTGCATACTTTATGCCATTGGGTATGGCAAAAGAAGTAGGTGGTGGAATGACGCCATTTATGAGTTATCGCTACCAAGCACAACCAGTAGGTGCTTCTGCTAACCGTACAGTTAATGGTATGACAGAAGAAACTCGTATTGGTGGTCTTGCTCCAGTTGCTACAAGCCAAGAGCGCACTAACACACATACAATGACTACAACTGCTGGGTTGGATATTTACAATCCACAAGCATTTGGCCGTATAAGAATCGTCTAGAAAAATTAAAAGTGAGGGTAGTGAATTGCTACCCTTACTTTTATTACCTTTGTCAAAACAAAACAATAATTTATGTCATTAAGAAAAATAGGGAAGTGGAACGACATTCCCGATTATTTACTCCCAGAAATGCCAGAACAAGGCACAACAATTGTTTTTAAGCTGTATAATACAACCTTTAAAGACATTGATGGTAAAGAACACTTTGTAAGGTCTTTATCATTACCAGCAACAAGTACGGTTTATGACCCGAAAACAAAAAAGACAATTCCTATTGGTATTATTACCGATACTGACGATAAGGGCGAACACCCTACATTCCATAAATTTTATTTAGAGCCTTACAAAACTGCTGGAACGCATAACATTGTAATTGGCAGTTCAGAGATTACCGACAGCGAGTATGTTTATTTGATGTTGGCTTCTATGAGAGCAAACAACGAAAACGCTTCTGCAAATTCTACTCCATTGTATGAGTTGTACGATGCTAAAGAAAACTTCGTTAAGAAATCAAAAGAAATTAGCGAGAAAGCTGCTGCATACGCTCACGTAGGTGGATTAAAAGATAGCGACCTTTCAGATGTAGCTATTTTGTTTGGTATTGAAGATACGTCAGACCTAGAAATGGTAAGAGCGCAAATCGTAATGTTTGCAGATGGCGACCCAAAAGAGTATATGAAACGTATTGGCGATGAAGACAAAGAAATCCTTGCTACAATTAAACTAGCACTTAAAGAAGGATTGGTTTACAGACGTGATGCTGAATTACGTCTGAAATCTCCAGACGTTAAAATTGTAGATTTGTCAAGTGCAAACGATGCGCTTATTCCACAAGAATATGCACGTTTCATTAAGGGACACGCACAAGGAGACAAAATGTTAGCTTTATTGAAAGAGCAAGTGAAGGGTGAAGGTCGCAAAGGTGGCAGACCAAAGAAAGCAGAATAATTAAGAATACTATTTTATAATAGGGTGGTGAAGGGCGAAGTAAGGTCTTAGCCACCCTTTTTTAATACAACTATGATAAGCCCAACAGAAGTATCGAATATGGCATTTGTGCCAACCGACCAAAGTCTAACACAGACTAATCAGTTTTATGCCCAGTTAGCAGCACAGCAAAAAGCGAGAGGCGATGCACAGCGAATGCAGCAACAAAACCAAGAGATAGAATTTAATAATAAACTATTAGAGAATATTTCGGCATCTAACACACCAGCTGATGAAGTTTTAATAGACGAAGGGAATAGGATTGTTGGCGATATAAGTAAATTTGCGAAAGAGAATCCTCGTGCTAGTATGGGTCAAAAGGCAGAATACGCACGACAAGCAATAGCCCCGTTCATAGCAAAAAAAGAAATGGCTAAATCTATATTTGGGCAGTTAGAAGCAGCGACAAAGGAGCAATCTAAAATGTATCCTTATGCTAACCTAGCAAACTATAAAAAAGACGTTGCTAGAGACGTTCTTTATGACGCACAAGGCAATCAACGCCAAATGTATAACATGGCAGCATTGCAAGACCCAAAATATAACCTATCAGATGTAAATGTGCTAGAGAGATATGCGGAGGATACGGCACTAGACCCATTGTTACAAAAAGCATACAAAGAAGGGCTGCCACTAGAGGAAAAGATAATCCCAACAAAAGACCAAAAGGGGTTAATGGTAGATGTAAAAACAAAGGCAAGTCCATTACAAAGGTTGAATAAAGACCTAACTGGATTAGAGTTAAACACAATGCAAGTTGATGTGAACGGCAAGAAATATGACGTTCTACCTTACGATATTAATATACCTATTGAAAACAAGCCAGAATACCAAATAGCGAAACGTAGAGCAATTAAAAATCTAGTTAAGAACGACCCTAATTTAGAAGGTGCTGATGAAGACTTTTTGTCAAGTCTAGCTGATACGGAATTAGCTAAACGATATTCTTTAAGTGAGAATACAAAAATAGAAACAGACTACACTCGTCAAAAAATGGCAGACGAGCAATCATATAAAGCGCAGCAACTTGCCAACCAAAGACGCTCATTAGCTTTAAGAGAACAACAATTTGCTTTCAACAAACAGAAAGTTGCGCAACAATTAAAAGATGACCCATATTCACCTAAAGGAATTTATGCGACTATTGTCGGCGGCACGAAATTTGAGAATGGAAACCCTATAAGTGATGAAGCGGAACAATTGGTCTTGACGAAATACAAAGTCCCATTTGACGCATCCGTTTACGATGTAGCAAAAGATTACTTGTCAAAAGAAACAAAATCTAAACTGAACAAGTTGCCCAAAAATGAAGATGGCAGAATCAAGACCAATTTAGTTTCTCCGTTTGTTTCAATGGCAGATTTAAGCGCATCTGTAAAAGATGGGATGTTTATGGATAGACAAAAAATGAAGCCGTACAAACTTTATTCTGTTTATGATAATGAAGGCGGCGTAGAACCGAAATTAGTGAAAGTGTACTATACTCCAGCACAAAAAAATAAGATTACTGGAGAAAACGACCCAGCTAAAGCAGAAGGAACGCCAATATTAATCAAAGACCCAAAACAAGAATTACTATTGATAGGCGACCAAATAATGGGAACAAGCCAATCAGTTAAGGAACAAGTTGTTATACCTCAAATAATGGAATCAGAATAATGCCAGCAAAACTAACAATACCAACACGAGTACAAGGACAAGACGATGCCCAATACACACAAGCTGTAAGAGAAAGCATTAAAAGCCAACGCCCATATTTGAGTGATGATGAAGTTTTATCTTTGTCTAGTAGCTATATTCAACCAGTAGCGGTAAAGGCAACGCCACAAGAAACGCAATCTAATATAGCTAAATTCTATACCGATAGGATTAAAAAGACAAGTGAAGAAAAACCTATAACTATTTCAAAGGAGCAAGCGGCTAAAATAAAAAGCCCTTTCAATGAAAACTATGTAGGGCAAGAAAATTACGACAAGAAAAAAGCGTTTTTGTATGCAAATGAGTTGCCTCCCACATTGCAAGACCCACAAGAAGCAGCGAATAAAGTAAAGCCAACTTTAAACATAAAGGCAGAAGACGTAAATGCGTTTAAGCCAGAAATGGGATTCCCATCTGCCGACACTAGAACACCGCAACAAGTACAAAAAACACAAGAAGCGGCTAAAGAGTTATTCAAAAACACAAAAGGTCCAGCACCAGTAGATTTTGGATTTAAGAAAGATGATTACATACTAGCGGCACAACAAGCTATACCAAATGCTAATATGGAGCAAAAGATAGCCTATGCCAACGTATTAAAAGCCAATGATGACAAGGCAAGAAAATATGAAGCTATACAGCTATCAAAAGATATTGCGGACGAAGACTTTAATAAGTCAATTCAGCTAGACCAAATCTTAAAGCAAGACAGAGGAACTGTTTTAGAGCAAAAATATGGCGGATTTAAGGACGAGATAAACAAATCTATTCGTGAGTACATTGAAACGCCTCAATTCAAGCCAGACGTAGTAAGAATTGCAAAAGAGAAGGGCGTAAGCCTAAACCAAGCAGCGCAAATGGCATTAGATGAAAAATCTTACCAATATGCCAATGCTCCTAGTTCTTTAGAAAAGAATATGCAAGCGTATTCAGATTGGGCTGCAACAAACAACATCCCATTTGACTATACAGTAGGAAAGACATTAACGAGTGCAGTAAAAGGGCTTACAGATGTAGGGGCAATGGGAGCGGCAATGTTTGAAGCAACCGTTAATGGCATACAAAACAAAATAGAAGGTAACGACTTTAATTTTGGTAATGAATTTGCTAGAAGAAACGCTGCAATGCAACGTCAATCAAGAGTATCTATACCACAAGTACAATCAGAAAAAGCAAATCCATTTACACAAGGCGTAAGTGATGTTACTAGCATGGTAGCGGCTATTGGTGCGCCAATGTCTGTTGTACCAAAGGTAAATCTATTCAGCAAGGCAAAGAATATTCTTTCATTAGGAAGGGGTGGTGAACAAGCGTTACAACAAGGGTTAAGTGCAGATGCTCAATTAGCAGCCAAAGCGACTACAAATGCAAATAAACTAGCACTAGATATTGGAAAAATACTACAATCTAAGCCAGCAAATGTAACAGCAAACATTTTAGACAACACTATTCAGAACTATATTGTAATGGGCAGCCCCACTATGGATGCTCAAAGACAAAAATATCTAGCACTAGGATTTAGCGAAGAAAAAGCGAATAGAAGGGCAAGCGGGATGACATTTTTAACCAATTTAGCATTAGCATTACCCGGAACGCTTCGCCCAAATGAAATGTCGGTGATGGATAAAGTTTTTAATCTTGGCACATTTAAAGAAGGAGCAAAAGCAGCAGTAAAGCAAGGCGTTCACTTTGGATTAGATATGACTGGGCTAAGAACAATAGAGGAAATTGCAGATGAAAGGGCTATGCGCCAGAATGGGATTGAAGTTGAAAAGAAACCATTGCAACAAGAACTTACCGATAAGTTTGGTCATGCGGCTAAAGATTTTGCTGTTGGAGTATTGATGTCCACAATGGGCAGAATGAAGTATAAGCAATCTGATATGCAGTTGGCTGGGTTGGCAGAGGCGTTTATCAATCCAGAGGGGTTGAGTGAATCTATAAAGCAATCAGTACGACTAGGGAAAACAAGCAAAGAAGAAGCAGTTGCGTTTCAATCGTTCTTAAATACTTTGAAGCCAGAGTACGACAAGGCAATAAACGAAACAACAAAAGAGGGTACGCCAAAGTTTGCTCCAGCAATAGCGGCAAAGGTGGCTATTGAACGCATAAAACAAAAGCAAGCCGAAAAAGCATTAGAAAACCTTGATGCAAGTGTAGAGAAAAAAACTATTTACGAAACAGACAAAAACGGCAACGTAGTAGAAAAAACTGTTTACCGACACAAAGATGGCAAGTTGTATGATACAGAAGAAGCATCTACAAAAGGTCGCAGAGTATCTTTATTGGCTGCAAAAACAAATGCAGAACAAAGAGCAAGAAGATTAGAAGCGGGATATGTTTTTGAGGGGAAATTAATTTCGGGTTGGGAAATGGCAGATATGGTAGATGCCAATAGTTTAAATGGGAAAGCTAAAGAAGGTCAAAGAGAGGATATTGTAAAAAATGCGCCTTTTGAGGCAGTAGAAGATAATGTAAATAAATTTAAAAACGACCCAAAAGTAGCAGAACTTGTAACACAAATCGAAGATGGAAAGTTAGACGTATCTAACATTGAAGAAAATAATCTTGTCCCACCAATAATAGGAATAGATAATAAAGGAAATGAAGTAATTGTCGATGGTTCAAAAACCGTTGCTAAAATGATTGTTGAGAGTGCAGCAGAAAGGGCGGGAATGAAAATTACCTTTATGAAGCCTATTGGTGAAGAAGTCTATAAAGAAGCAGCAAACGAAGCCTTTGAAACAAAAATTGGCGATACAGAACCAATTACAGAAGGGCTGCCCGAAAACGAAGTTATTGGCGTAAAATCAATGTCTGAAACTTTTGACAAAGTAATTGAAAACGGTGGAGATGCGGCACAAGGATTAGTTGAAGCTGCAAAAGAAGGCTTGCAAACATTTGTTGAACCAGAAATAGTAGCTGAAAGACTTAAAGACATTAAAGGAGAAGATACTTTTAGTGAGCCAATTATTGAGGCAGCGATAAATAAAGCACAAAAACCTATTGAGGCAGAATTGGGAGAGCCTACAATTACAAAGGTAGAAGATGGAGAATTGTATGAGTTTAAAACAAAAGATGGACTTGTAGCGGGAGTTATGATTTCGCCAACCGAATTTAGGATTGATGGGATTTCAGCAGAAAAGGTTGGTGAAGGGCAAGGGTCTAAAATGTTTGAATCACTTATACGTTATTTAGATTCTAAAGGGGTAAAAACAATTTCAACTTCATCTGCTGGAGAAGGTGCAAAAAGAATGCACGACAAAGCCGTTGAAAATGGAATATTAAATAGAATATCAGAAGATGGAAGAAATGCAACATTTGAAATAATTAAAAACGAAAACGATGGAAGAACTGAATTGGAATCAATTGTTGGGGGAAGTGAAAGTGAAAACCAACAAAGCGAAGGAGCAGCAAGCGGAACAGAACAAAGCAATGTTAGAGCAGTTGAAGCTAATAAAGAAGGACAAGAGTACACCACCAAAAACGGTAAATACAAAGTAGCCGTTGATAAAGGTCAATTAAAGGTTTTAGATAGTGAAGGCAAAGAAATTAACCCTTCAACTGCAAAGCAATACCTAACTGAATACAAAGACAATAAGGTTTACGATAACGAGAAGGATGTAAACGAACTTACAGAAAATGTTACAGATGAAACGAGTTACTATGACGCAATTGCGGAAAGCGAAAATCCCGCACAAGTAGCAGCCGAATTAGAAACCGTACCAAAATACATTCCCGCAAATGAGTTAGATTTTATCGAAAGTGGCATTGCTCAATTAATTAGCACCGTATCAAGAGAGCATTATGGTAGATTTGGCGACCCTAACAATATTGCTATGTCTAAGGCAAAAGCATATTTAAGAAAAGGGGGCAGAGAAATTGACACCCTTGCGCAAGAAGTTGAATCTATGCTTTACGGTGATTGGGATGCAGCAAATCCAAGAGTAACCGAACAAGACATTATAAACTTTATTGACAAATACCCAAACGGCGCACAAGATTTTTATAAACAAAAAAACCCTACATTTACAAAATTGTATGATAGGCTTGAAAAGTTATTAGGCTATCCACCATCATCAAAAGACATATCAAATGCAGCAAAACAATACAACAAAAGACTTCAAGGAAACGAAGCACTACAAGAACCTAGTAGCGCAGAATCAGATTTTGCAAGATACCTTGCAGAAGAAAATCGTTATGAAGTCCCCGAAAGCGAACTTGAACGACAAGCGCAACTAGAAAAAGATTTTGAGCAATCTATGGCAAAGCCTACTGAAAAAGTAGCTGAACCCTCTATGCCCAAAAAAGAACCAACAACAAAAAAAGATGTTGAGGCAAATGTGGGGGATATGGTCGAAAGGACTTTGGTATCTTTAAGGCTTAAAGACAGTAGCATTGACGAATCGGTTAAGCAGTCGTTTACCTATGAAGAAAGTGTAAGAGCCATTGATGGGGCAAATAAAGCAGACGCTAATGCTTCGCAACTTATCAAAGATGTTGGGATGGATGAAGCTGTAAGAATGGCAATTGATGGAGAAGTAAAGGGCGCATTGCAATCGGCAATACTAGGAGCAAAATGGCTTGAAGCAGACACGAATGTAAAAGCGGCAGCAACCCCAGAAGAATTAAGTATAGCACAAAAAGAATACAAGAATATACTCGAAGCTATTGGCAAAACACAAGAGACAAGCGGTGCTGCTAATGCTTATTGGGCTACATTCTACGCTAAAAACTCCGATTTAGGCTTAACAACAGAAGATAAAATTGCTCGTTGGGAAAAAATATCTGGTCAAGTAGCATCTGCCGAAATTCGTGAAGCCTATGAAAAGTTAGACGCTAAAAACAAAGAGCAACTAGCTGAAATAAAGAAACTTAAAGAGCAGCTTGAAAGTGAGGCTTTACAAGAATATATAGATGAAATTAAAGCTAGAAACAAGCCAAAAAGCGAAAAGCCTAAAGAAACAGACGAGCAAAGAAGACAAAGAATATCCGATAGGCTATTTTCTATTGCAGAAAAAGTAAGAAAATCAGAAACAAGTGGGCTTACATTATCAAGCCCTATTCCCCCACACATTATATCTGATAGTATAAAACTACTAGGACACGCTGCAAAAGGCGGGGAAAAGATAGCAGATGCAATGCTTCGTGTCTATGAATTAATTGAAAACAGCATAGGTAAAAAGTTATCAGATAGCGACAAGTCAAAAGTTGAAAAATACTTTAATGACATATTAAAGGAATCTGAATTGCCAGAAGTGGACACAACAGAACCTTTATCTACGGCTGTATTGAAAGAATTAGTCTTTAAAGGTTATGATACACCAGAGTTGTTGTTTGCTAAAGTAAAAGAATTTTACCCAAAAGGAACATCTGATAGAGACATAAGAGATTCAATTACTAATTATGGCAAAGAAATTCTCGAGACGCAATCAGAAATAGGGCAAAAAGTATCTGCTATAAAATCTGTTTGGGGTAAGCTATCTCAATTAGAAGACGCTCTAAGTGGTAAATTGCCATTTAGGAGAAGCGCACCCGAAAACAAGCAGTTTAGGGACGAAAGGCGTAGGCTGACAAACGAACTTAAAGAAGCAATGAAAAACCTTGATGTGCCAGATGTCCCAATGGAAGATAAATGGCAAACAAGAATTGAGGCTTCAAAAAAGCGTTACTTAAACGCAATGAACGATATGCTTGATGCAATAGACAAAAAAAGTGCTATTGTTAAAAATAAGCGCACCGAAATAAGCGATGCTGAAATAAAAAGATTAAAAGAAGAATACGAAACTGTAAAATCTTTTTATGATGAAGCGTTTGGGCAAAAAGAAAAGGTGCAATTAGAATCTTTAGATAGGTCTATTGATAGAATTGAATCATTGATAAGTGATGCCGACTTGGAGATTAAGAGAAAGCCAAAAGAGAAAGAGACGCTTGCTGTAATTGCAAAGCGTGAAGTTTATGATAATGCTAAAAAAGAACTCCTAAAGGCTAGAGAGGAAGCAGGGATTGTTGAAAAAGAGCAGTTAAGGAAACGTGCTGAATATCTTGAAAAAAGAAACGAGTACTATAAGAATCGTCAAAAAACTGGAGATTACAGTAAGAAAAAAAGAAAAAAATCACCGACTAGCGAAAGAATAAACAAACTGCTAGGGGAAAACGACTTGCTTAAATTCGAGGAGCAAAAACTAATGTACCAAGCAGAGCAACAAGCACTATCGAAATGGGGTAAGGCAAGAAACCTTATTGCTGACATTTGGAATATTCCTCGTATCCAAATGGCTACTGGTGAACTTTCGTTTATTGGAGTGCAAGGGAGAAGGCTTAGTGGCTCGTATTTATTAAAAGACCCCAAAGTAGTGAAAGAAGCGATAAAGACAATGTGGAAAGCGATGGGCAGTAAAGAAGGGTTAGCAGAAGTTATGTCAAAAATAAAGAATGACGACCCATCATTGTATCATGCAATGAAAGCATCAAAATTAGACCTTACAGAAACGTCTTTTAAAGTTGCGGCAACAGAAGAAAACACGCAAAGAATTGGCGGTGCTTTTTTATGGAACATAGTAATGAATAACGCTATCATACCTTTAGCAAAAGGTGTTGATTTCATTACTGGCAAAGATGTAGCTACAATAGCGAAAGAATTGAAAGAAAAACCCCCATACGAAATATTTGAAAGAGGTGCTGTTGCCTACAATAACTATTTGCGAGCAAAAGCGTTTACAGATTTTGACGCTTTAATGAAAATGGATGGCAAGTCATTTGAGACAAACGAAAAAGAGTATAAATTACTTGCGAATTACCTTAATACAGCAACTGGTAGAGGGAAATTGCCATTAGGTCTAGAATCACAAGCAGAACTTTTAGCTAAATTATTATTTTCGCCTCGTAACTTTTCAAGTGAATTGCAACTATCTACCACTCCTTTTGGTATTGGTAAACTTGCTTCTATGCAAGCGCAATCCGACATGCCATTAAAGAACCTTACGAAAGAAGTTTCGGCAGTAAAAGAAGCAGCTAAACACCAAGTAAGATACCAAATATTACAGACGGGTCTTGGTTTAACGCTCACTGGAATCCTTTATGGATTAATGGGGAGTACTGATGATAATGAAGATGGTACTGGCGTTGAATTAGACCCTAGAAGCACAAAGTTTGGGTCTATAACATTTGAAGATGGCAAGATTGTAGATTTTTTCAATGGAGGACTTCGGTACGCTATCCTTGCAAGCAGAATCGGCAGCCAAAAATATAAAACGGCTGATAAAGTAAAAATGTATAACGATACCCCTTACTATCAAAAGGGACAGTTGAAAGATTTAGGCGAAGGATATATCCCAGATGGGTTTGATTTGTTTATGCAGATAGCAGCAAATAAAGTGAACCCGTCTCTAGGTACAGCCTTTAAAATCTACAAAGCAAAGCCAAAAACAGAACTAGATAAAGCAATTGGCGTTAAAAGAGATAGGTTTGGCAATAGAGTAGATTTTGAAACAACATTCAAAGAGTTAATGATGCCAATTTACTTCACAAGTATAAAGGAATCAATACAAAATGACCCATCTGCTTTAGATGTTGTTGGGCAGCTACAAGCGTTCTTAGCGTTGGCTTCGTATAGAAACCAAAACAAAGAAAAACAAGCTAGGGAAGAACAAGAAAAAGTAAAAAAAGACCTTGAGCTGTACAATAAAAAACGTGCAATGGGTCTCATAAAATAACGTACATTTATAAAAAGAGCATTATGGCATATCAAGATATGGGATTTAATAACCCTTACAATACACTAGGAGGTTATATGCAAGAGCCAAATCAATATTTTCAAGCACCGCAAACACAGCAAATGTCTGGAGGTGGGAATAGTGGAGGTGGTAAAGCTGGAGGCATTGGCAGCTTAATAGGTGGTGGCATTCAGAGTGTGGTTGGTATTGTTGATTGGATAAAAGGAGCAAAAGAGTACAAGAAATATAAAAAGGAAACAGAATCGGCGTTGGCTGGTCTTCCAGAATATGAAAAGTCAATTTATGCCCAACAAAATCTAGCAAATGCTCAAAACAACGCAAATGCTATTGACCCATCAATATTAATGCAATACAACCAATTGCAGAAACAAGCAGCTAATACAGCGGCTGTTGGTCAGAGAAATGCAATGAGTGGAGCAGAGGCAATACAAGCGGCAGCATTAGGTCAAAACATTGCAGCAAATCAAGCCCCAGAGATTGCAAGGCAACAAGCGCAAATGAATATGATGAATCGACAAGCACTAAGCAATGCTTTAGCGAATATGACACAAGAGCAGCAAAACGAATTTAATAGTAAAAATTCCATTGCAAATCAAATGCTAAATTATAAGATGGGCTTAATGGGAGCGGCTGCAAATAGAAAGGCTAGTGGCATTAATAATACTACAAGTGGGTTGTCGGCAGTAGGAAGTGGTGTGGCAACGATGGGAATGTTATAAAATTCCTTATCTTTGTTGGCATTACGTTTAGTATGATGCAACAAAGTGTGATAAATCTCACAAACGAAGAACTTTATCTTGAATACTTAAAGAGTAATAACCCCCTTGTCTTAGATAAAATTGCACTTAAAAATAAATATTACATTCGTTCACTAGCAAATAGGGTTTACGAAGGAAATATAAAGGCTTATTTCAATGGGTGCGTTATAGAAGCCTCCGACTTGGAACAAGAAGGGTATATAGGGTTCAGAAAAGGGCTAGAACGCTACGACATAAATAGCGGATACAAAGTAATTACATACTGCAAATCATGGGCGTTAAAATACATGAGGGAGTTTTATGGTAATTATGAAAAAACAGTAAAAATACCAGATTCAATAAGGAGGGTTGCGCTAAAAGGTGGAGACAACGATATAGACCCAAGTTCTTTTAAAGCAATGGTAGTCGGAGCGTTCAGTTTACCTACGGTAGATATAGATGTAGCAGACGATATTGAGCATAAAGAATTTAGGTCGAATAGCTGGTACGACTATTTTAGGCTAATAACATCAGAGTTTAGCGACAAGGAATTAGAAATGCTAAACATATTGTGGAGCGAGGGAGCATCAAGCAGTAAGCAGAACCCACACCTAAGAGCAATAATAAGAAGAATCAAGCATATCTACACAATAATTGAATCCCAAACAACATTTTTACAGCCTTTAATGCGTCACTCGGAGTGCATAATGGACTTAGAAACATACGATTTTTGGCTAAACGGATATTGTGGGGATGAATTTTACAAGTATAAGGCAATAGACATTTTCTTGATTGAAAAAGAAAGGCTAGAATTTGAAGTGTACAATAAAAAAGATTACGTTATTTTAAAATTATAGATATGGCACAATACACATCAGCATTTAATGTAGCAAAAGCAGTAGATGGAGCGCAAAACATTTGGACTAGAAGCGGATTGCCCGTAGTCTTTGGCGGATACAATGATAATGCAGCAGACCCATTGAAAGAAGTTCAAGTTTGGGTGAATGGCGCACCAGCGGATTATCCAGTAGATGGGAGAAAGAATGGAGTAACAGACGACCCGTTAGATTTATTGATGGTAACAGAAGATGTTATTAAATACACTCCAATTTTCAACATAGGCAATCCACAAGTGCTTTACACGCTAACATATCCTTTGTATGCAACATTAGTAGAGGCAGAGGCAAATAGCACAAAGGCTGGATATAGCCAGTCTGTATCCGTTACGGTTGTAAACCCAAAAAATATTTAGAAATAATTTTGTTTACTGAAAAAAGTTATTACCTTTACGCTTTCATATTCATTATATAGTTTGTTTTAGTTTTTAATGGTTAAAAGGTAGCCTTCGTTTTTACGATGGCTATTTTGTTTTTACCAAAATAAGATTACCTTTGTAAAAACACAAACTATGCAACAAGTAAAAACATTACAGAAAAGCTATTCATCACAAGTTATGTTATGGCTTTTTATTTCTTTGTCTGTAACGTCTATTTCAGCCGTATTTTTTGAGTTAAACCACTATATATTAGATTGGGCAACTACAATAAATAGTAAAGGGCGTACCGTATTTAATATGTATGGCATAGCTATTGCCGTTCTGCCTTTGGCTATAATGTGGTTTATGGGGTCAAAATACAAGTCGTTATCGTTCAGATTTCTTGTATTGCTTCTTTGTATATTTTCAATAATAAATGGGGCTTCTATGTCTTTTGTTTTTGCAACTTATAATATAGGCTCAATAGGTATTTGTTTTGTATCAGCATCGGCTATATTTGGAATTATGGCTTTTTTAGGCTACACCACAGACAAGGACTTGACATCTATTGGTGTTATAATATCAACCTTGTTGGCTGCTATTATAATTTCAATATTAATAAACATATATCTACATAGCGAACTACTTAATTACATCTTAAATGTTTTTGCGCTAATATTGTTTATTGGCATTGTCGCATACGACTTTCAGCAAATAAAAGAAAGAGCATTAACGCAAAGTGATGACCATAAAAAAGATGCGCTAATAAACTCGATTAGCATATACTTAGATTTTCTAAACATATTTTCTATTCTATTACGCCTTTTCGGTATTAGAAGTAAAGCATAAAAAAAGCCCCGAAGGGCTTTCTCTATTCGTAGGCTAAGGAACAACTATTAGCTACGAAATGTCCAGTTTCTTTTTTATAGACTAATATAACATTTACTACCTTTCCCTTTACTCTTGTCCCATTAAAATCATTGATTGTTTCAGATGTAGGGATTGCGGAAAGCCTATTCCTAAGAATTGAGCAATACCAATCTCCTTCCCTATAAATCCAGTTAGCGGCTCTAGCAACTTGTGTTGTCCCTATTCCTACTGGCGCAAGGTCATTTCTTGTATTTACGTTAGTTTGTATCCACGTTTCGTCTGGAGGTCTGTTTGCGTCAATTTTAAGAGCAAGAATAGACTTTACTTTATCGTATTCAGAATTAAACGGGATAGCAATTATACAGTCATAATCTGGCAAAGCGGCATATACTGGGTTTAGGATAATATCAAAAGTTTGCCCAACAAAATCCCAAGCGTATAACTTGTCAGATATTGATACCGTTTCAAGCATTTTTGGTATTATCGAAGACCATTTGTTAGAATCAGCATTATACAGCCAAGTAAAACTTTGTTGGTAATAATAATCAAGCGGATATTCAATGTCTGTTGTAATTAAATCCAACTTTACTTCTTCTGCTTGTGATTTATAGCCTAAAACGTATTCTCCACCCATGTCGTGAAAGCCACCGTATATCTTTGCTTCGTTACCGTATTGCTCTGAATTTTTAAACAGCGAATAAAATAGCCTTCTAGCCTTATTGTCGCTAATCGCTTCGGCTTTACCTTGATTGTACAAGATGACTTGCTTGTTTAAGACGTCAGCCCAAAACACTCCTTTTTTAGATGCAGCAAAACTTCTAGGGCTGCTTGTTGCTGGGTTGCCGTTTATCTCTACTATGTTATCAATAAACTTACTAGAGGCAACTAATTGACCATTACCATCGGTATTCCTAATTAGGTTTTGGTTTAACAATGTAGCATATCCACCACTAGCACAGATAATCAATAATGTTTCACTTCTGCCCAAATCACCTAAATCGCCAAGAATCATATTGATTGCTCCAGAACTATAATTAGTAAGTGTATAGTCTAGGGCATCAAATCTATTCATGCCATTTATGTTAGAGTTTAATGTTTGGTCTCCTACATTGCTCCACTTTATTTCGTTTATAGCTTTAGTTTGACCAACATTGTCAATAGGGCTTATCCTACCACTAATATCCAACCATTTTGTTGTAGATATTCTTTCATTAGATGTATTTGCAATGCCAGTAAAAGACCCAGTATTACTTGCTCGTTCTTGTGTATGGCAATCTCCAAATATCTTTATTGAAGACGCTGTTGATGTTCCGCTATAAAAAGAATCAAGTCTATTTGTTCCAGAAACAACATTGCAATATCCAAATGCTGCAACTTCATAGTTATTTATATCTGCTTGTTTTTGTTGGTAGATAGTAGCATAAGTAAGCGACTGCCTAAAAGATGCTGTCATCAATGAAGGACTTGCTGAAATAGGTGCTAATAACGTACCATCATATCTAGGGGAGTTTATTTTGTCGTATTGTGAAGACAAATATCCAGATAGCGTGAACAGTACTGGGTCTATATCTGGTGCGTTAGCAATTATATGCCCATTCACAACGCCTATTATAGCAGCATTGTAAGAAATAGAACTAGAGTATGTTATTGGCGTTCCCGTAGCAACATCTAGTCGTATATAATCCCCTTCGCTATAACTATATCCTTGACCATAACTTTGAAGGGCATCTAAAGGTATTGCAAGACCATAAAGTTCATCTGATTCAATCTTATTAAACCAATCAGATGTAACGTATATAATTCCTTCGTTTGTTTTTCTTGCAATCTTTATTATCGTTGGGGTGAAATTGATAAAATTTTGGCAGATATTATTTTTAGATAGCGTAACAGCAAAATATTTAGCCCAATCTGGGGCTGTATTTGCTCCAGTAATAGCAACCGTTATAGATTCTGTTATTTCTCTATCAAATGGGTTGTAGTCTTGTATTTTTACCTTTTCTATTTCTTGATTGCCACAGCTTCTTAAAGCGTAATCATAATACCTAAGCCCTAAATTGTATGTTGCGTTTGGCAAGAAAGCCCTACCAAACCCAGATGGGGCATATTCGTCAGCTTCATCAAAGATATAAATACTATAATCCGCAAATCTTGAAATACCTACATAAGATGGACCAGGTACGCCAGAGTATATCGGGTCTGTACCCCAAGAACCAGTAGGGCTTTCTCCTAGTTCGTGCATATCCCAAACATACTTTGCCAGTGGTAATGCAATATAATATTGGCTAGGTGCTGGGTATTCTAAGAAAAATCCATTATTTGTTGCGTCTGCTAGTGTCTCTAAATAAGAAAAAGGGTTAGAGAACGCTCCAATTGGTGCAGTAGTAGCATCAAGCGCAAAATAATTTGGTAGTTCTATTAATGAGTTTTTATGTACCGTTTGTGGAGGCAAATAAGGATATGGGTGGTTGTCGGTATTTTGTTGCTTTAAGATAAACTCACCGTTCATTCTTAAAACAGAATATTCTTTTGGCAATCCCCAAATTTTATTGTCATACGCTACAAATAATGCAGCGTAAATAGGGTATTCGTCTTCTGTTAAGTCGTAATTTTTTGCCGTTATCATATACACCTTTGATGGTGAAGATGCTGGCATAACTGTATTAGTTCTATCTTGCGACACCAATAGATTTGTCGGCAATATTGTAGGGGTATCGTAGCCATTTGTGTTATTTGCTAACAATAATCTATTTTCCATTACCTCTAGATGTTCAGATGTAATAGGTATCGCCTCAAACTGCTTTGTCGCATTGTTGTCGTCAATAACATATAATTCTACGCCGCTGTATGTTGCGCTTAAAGCTGTTGTGCCAGCATTATGATTTGTTACCGCCGTAACATCTGCTGCGATGTTCTTATTAAATGTTCTATATACCGAATAAGTGTTGTCGCTTAAATTCTTAACAACAAAATCTATTGTATCCCAATAATTAGGGATAAGCATCCCAAAATTAAGTGATGACTTAATGGTGTTGCCAAAAAACGAGTTTGTGTCAATATCGGACTGCCTTGCAGGGTAAACGGTTGTGCTTAGTGGAGACAATACAGTTTCGTATCCCCAAACGTCTTTTAGCCTTACGCAAAACTGAAATGTACCAAGTTGTGCCGAAAAGTTAAAAACGCTAGTGTCTGTTACACGAGTACAGCTTAATGGCGCTGCAATTGGCGTTCTAGCAAAAGACAATTCGTTTGAAGAAACGCTCCCTACGGTATAAGATTTGGTTATATCAATAAATCTTACACCGTTAATAGGGTCTGTAAATATTAAATTATTGCCAGATAATCGTACTGAAATGTAAATATTAGGATTCCACTTTAATCCTTCAATAGCGTATGTCTCTTTAAATAAAATAGAAGATGCACCAGATTTAGACAATTCTATAATCTTGCTATCTCCTAAAGAATGGTAATAAAGCAAGAAAACTTTTTTTGTTCTATCGTCAGCAACCTTCCCAAGTAATGTGTATGTACCAGAGCCAAAATCAAGCAAAGATGTTACGGTTGTCCCTTGTTTGCCGTAAAGAGACCTTATTGCACCAGTATCTTGCCCATCACTTGCAGTTGCGCCGTATGGGTTTGATGTAGTTGTGTTTATAGCGTTTAAAACCTCGTCTTTACCTATAAAAGAAGGTGTATCATCGCTATTAACGCCACCTAGAAAAGTGCGAATCTCTGTCTTTTGCTTACCCATGATATTAAGATGGTGTGTTTACGGTATTGAGAACCCACAACCCACCTCCAGCGGCTGGGAAAGAAGTTGTATAGTTTGGTGTTCCGCTACCACTACGATAAGAGTAAATGCCATTTGATGCTCCAACTCCGTTCACATGAACGAAAAATGTTTCAGAACTATTTAGCAATTGCATTTCAGAAATAGTTTCGACATAATAAATCCCTCTTTGTAGGAGTGCTGTACGAACATCTAGCACAATCTGTTTTAAACTTGCAGCATCATCATTCCATTCAACTTTACTTGAATCGGTATCCTTAATAGCCGTTATTGCTGCATCTATGTCTGCTATTGTTATTGTTGTAATTGCCATTAGTGAGATATTTGAAAGTCAAAAGATAATGTACCAGCAGATGTTGGCACAACTGGGAATGCAATTCTAAATCCAGTAGATGTTTTGTTTGTGATATAATATTTAGTATCTACAAGCAATGCTCCAGAGTAAGCGTTTGTTGGGGTTATGTAAACCTTATAGTTATTAACGTGCTGATTTGAATCAAATGTTATATCTACATTAGCTTGTGAAACTGATATTGATGCTGTTTTATATCCAGCAAACACTCCTGCGCTTTTCATGTTGCCCTCAAAATCATCATACCTAAGAAGCATTTTATCTTCTGAATTAACAACTAAAGAGTTAGCTTCAATCGAAGTCATTGCATTAATAACAGCGGTTGTTAGGATGGGTAGTTTTGCTGTGCGCCCTTTCCCATCGTCCCCGATAGCTTCTATATCAAGCCACAAGTTAGGTTTGCACGTTGCTTTGCCAATCGCCAACCCCATATCCCTTGCTGCTTCTATGGGGATTATATCATCATAGTCGCCAATCTCAAAAGGACCAGTAACAACATCTTGCGATGCGTATATTGGTCTCCATTGACCCCCAACCAAAGATGTAATGCCTCCAGTTATTGTGCTGTCTATGTTTGGGTAGTATCGGTAGTAATTTAATCCAGCAGAGCCATTAACACAAACGGCAAATCCGCTGTCTGTACCTCCAGCTAAAGACATAGATGTAGTATCTGCAAACGTCATTACCCCTCGCAAAACAGCGTTGTTGTTCATTGCTGTCAATACTTCCTTTAATCCTCCATTGCCCAACCACTCCACTAATGATTGTGGATTGTCGGTTGCTCTATCTATTATTTGCTGTATTTCTTTTGGTGAAAGTGCCATGATTAACCTTTTATCAAATGTACGTTACATTAGGGCTGCTGTTTTTTGCTAACGTACATTTAGAAAAGCGAAAGAAGTTGAACAATATAGGCGATATATTTAAGTTTATAAATTTTGTGGCAGACAAGTACACTAATGGGTATTTGTCGCCAGAAGAAGTTTCATCTGCTTTAGCTAATGGTCAAGTGTCGTTGTGGAATCACTATATGGGCGAAAGACAAAAAGGAAATGAGTTAGCGTTAATCGCACTAAAGCCCTTTAGTAGAAATTCAAGTGTTACTTCTAGTAGTGTTGGTTTTGCTGCTTATCCATTAAGGTATGCTGAAACGCAAGGTATTTATTATGACAATAGTTCTATAAAGCAGATTGTTCATAACGAGTTATCTTATGCTTTAAATAGTGTAATTTATCCTATTGAGCAATATCCTAGATGGATTGAAGGGCAAGGAGGGGTTACCATTTATCCAAAAGAATCAAAAACTATTGATTGGCATTATTTGGCTTACCCAACAACGCCAGTTATGGGATATACATTAGGGACAAACGATGTTATCTACAACCCATTAACAAGCACACAGCTAGAATTTGATAGCCAATATTGGAATGAAGTAATATTATTATCGCTACCTTATATAGGAGTAAATTTAGGGAATCAAGATGTTACATCATTGCAAAGCCTTTTTAACTTAAACGCAAATAACGGAAATGGTAACGACTAAGGCTATATTTGCAGAACAGATACTAAGAATACTAAACGGTGGATTCCCTTCCGAAAGGGATAGAGTGCTTGTAGAAGAAATTAAACTAGCGATTACAGACATAGCAAACTATGTTTTAAAGGCTGAAATAATTAATGTAGCCTTTAACTTTGATGGAGGAAGCACAATAGAAGGCAGCGCAATAGTTACCTATGAGAATGTAAAGCTAACTAGAGGCGTTCCTTATGGTAATATAATTACAGCGACAGCAGAAATGCCAGCTACGCCAATGATGATGCCCGACCAAATGGGTGTTTTTCAAGTTTATCCTAGTGGGCGACCACACTTACAATATAAATACATCCCTTCGGGCATGGTAAGTGCTTGGCTAAACAATAAGATGGTTAGCCCTTTACACAAAAACTTATTTACTTGGAATAGTGGCAAGATTACAATATTTAACGACCTTTTTGGGCAAAGTTTTGATGAAATAGACGTACAGTTAGTTGTTTCTCCGTTAGAAAAGGCTGGAGACAACGACCCTTTACCTTTATCTCCAGAACTAAGAGATAAAGTATTAATGGGTGTATTAACAAGGTTTGGATATGAGCCAAAGACAGAAAGAAAAGAAACAGACCAACCTTCACCGCAAAAAAATGATGGGTAATGAGCGATAACAATTCGGCACTTATATCGGTTTCAGACATTTGTAATAGCTGGCTACTTAAAAAAGGTAAGACAGAGACGCACTCATGGTGGAAAGTTCTACCTATTGCGTGTGAAGCTGTGCAAGAATTAACCTTAACAACAATTCCAATGGTTCATCATGCTATCTTAAAAAGAGATAGTAGCGGTGTGTTTTTTGAATTACCAAAAGGTTTTACCGATTGGGTAAGTGTGGCAATAAGAGTTGGAGAAAGATGGATACCCGTTAATCCTTCAACTAAACTAATGCCATTCCCTAATAGCTGTGATAATGGGGGCAAGTTTGATGGTGAATTTAGCGACATATTTAAAACTAAAGGCGGCTGGAAAAGCTGGTTAAATAGAAACTGTACATCAAACAATGCGGATTTCTTTGACGAAGACTTTTTTAAAGACGATTACAGCGATACAGATACCGAATCAACACAGCCCGACAACATAAACAATGATTGGTATCCTTATGGTAATGGGTTATATAATCTATTCCCTTACTTTGGATATACTTATAATACAAATTCACAAGGGGAGGCAATACAAGGATATTTCACCAATGCTCATAGACCAGATGAAATTCAGTTTAATGTAGCACAAAAGATAATTATGTGTCCTCAAAACTTCCCTTCTGACGACCTATATTTAGTTTATGTTGGAATTGGGAGTGCTGATTCAATGACTTCTATTCCCGTTAAAGCGCAAGCAGCTATTGAGGCTTACATTGATTGGAAGTACGTTCAAAACAAAAGAGACAAAATAGGCGAAGCGAAAGGGTGGAAGATGCTATATGACGAGCAACATAGACTTTTAAGGGCTAGATTTAATGAATTAACCACTACAAGTGTAAGGAGAGTTTATGATAGAGGGTATATGGTAGGCGGATATGGATGGGGAGGTGCTGGGATGACAACTCCAGCGTGTAATTCTTCAACTATAAATTACTACATAACTCCGTTTTTAACCTTATATGTTTTAAGTGCTGGTACATTTGTACAAAGCCCAGACTTAGTAGGGAAGACAATAGGGTATGTAATTATAAATGATGTTACAAAAAATTCTGGCTACGTTCTTACTGGGGATACGTTAAACTTTACAGACGGAACATATTTTAGTGGTGGAGAAAAAATAACAATAGTATATGAATAGGATTTTATTAACGGCAATAGCCTTTTTTTATTTAGTAAGCGCAAGCGCACAAGGAGTAACGGTTCAGAATGCGAACCCAACGTCTTCTATTGCAAATAGAGGCTCTTACATTGCTGATAGTATATTTAGATTAGGGACAAGAGATACGGTAAAGCCCGCTTGGTGGAATCCATCTTGGTCATTTAATGGCGCATTCCAATTAGGTCTTGATGGTAATCCTTATTATTATTCGGGGGGTAAATGGAATGGATTTGCGGGCGGTAGTGGTGGAAGTGGAACGGTTACGTCTATTACGCAAGGATATGGGATGGTTTTAACGCCTAGTCCAATTACAACTTCGGGAAGCGTAAGGGTAGATACTGCTGCTGTAAGCACAAAAGCAAACGTTGTGGCATTAACGGTAGGGAAGGTAAATTATACAGATACGGCTGCGATGCTTTCTCCGTATTTGAGAGATTCCGATACGGCAGCTATGCTTGCTAATTATGCAACAGAAGCAAGTTTGGCTGACACAGCATTAGCTTTAAGGGCTTTATTTCCTACATCAATAGATACTACAAGCCTTAGCAATCGTATCGATGCAAGGGTAAAATATACTGATACGGCTTCGATGTTAAGCCCCTACGCTCGGACATCATCTTTGCCATCAATTGCAGGTAAAGTAAACTACACAGATACATCTTCGATGCTGACACCTTATTTGCGAAAAGCAGACACTACGTCAATGCTTTCGCCTTATTTGCGTTCTAATTTAGGCGTAAAATATACCGATACATCCTCAATGTTAAGTCCTTACCAAAGGTCAGCAGCTTTACCAGCAAGCACATATCTTGACCAAAGCGGCACTAAATTATCTGGCACAACTGCTGGAACGGCTACTACATATACATTGACGCTAAATCCAGCAATTACAGCATATACAGCTGGATTATCGTTGTGGGTTAAGTTTCATTTAGCAAATACTGGTGCAGCAACTATAAACGTGAATGGATTAGGCGCAAAAACATTAGTAAAGGATGTTTCAACAGCATTGGTAGCAAATGACATTCCTATTAATCAATGGTACACCTTAGTATATGATGGCACTAACTTTTTAATTCAAGATATTGGTTTTGGTGGGGTAAATTTGTCTGCAAGACTATTAGGTGCATTGAGCGATGAAACGGGAACTGGCGTTGCCGTTTTCGGCACTTCGCCATCATTTACAACATCTATTGTCGGTAGTGCAACATTTGCCTTATGCAATACGGTTACGACTAACCTTTCTCTAGGTGGTGCTGCAACTACATTTGCCGCTGGCGGCACACCAACTACATCATTAACCGCTAACTACTTTATTAATGCTACTGCAAGCGGACAAACTAAAACTTTAAACTTTGGTACTGGTGGTGCAAGTGGTTCTACTACTGCAATAAATATAGGTAGTGCAACAAGTGGAGCAACAACAAACACAAAATTAAACATTACTCCAGCTAGTGATGCTACTGGGGACTTATGGTATAGAAATGCAAGCGGATTTATGACTAG